CAATAATTAATTTTGTAGATAATGAATTATTTGCAATGGATTCACAATCTTTAAGAAACTATATTAACGAAGTAGTTCCAGATATGAACTTAAATTACGAATTTGTTTCTGAGGAAACAGGGGAAAGGAGAGAAATGTTACTGCCTATGGATGTGACCTTTTTTTGGCCTTCATCAAAGTTATAGAAAACATTTACACTCTCAAATTTTTGACCTCATCTATCATGGTAATGGTGGGTTTAATTTTACAGATGTTTACAATATGCCCATATGGGTTAGGTCGTTTTATATTGGTAAAATCGTAGAATTTAAACAGGAAGAAAAGAAAATACACGACAAAGAGATGCAAAAAGCAAAACGTAAAAGATAAAGTATGTGAGAACCCAACGTAATTGTTGGGTTTTTCTATATTTATACACAGAGAAAACAAATAAGGGAATACGATGACAAAAAATATAATTGAAAAATTAGAAAAACGTGGTATGGACGAAGGTGGTATCAGAAAATTTATTGGTTCTATTGTTAAGGCATATAAAACTAAACAGTTAGATAAACTAACTAACGACCCGGAATACCAAAAACTTCTAAAAAAATACAAAATTAAACCTATTGATTGGAAAAAATCAGCTGATGATTACAACTTAGGTGACTTGAGAAAATTAAGAGACTCTTAATACATAAGGATTTAAATGGCTTCTAAATCAAAAAAACAGATTAAACAGACCTCAGATGATTTGCAACTGCAAAAGAACATGAGTAATGTCTTAAAAGAGCAGTTAGATTTTAGAACTAGGGCAGGAAAGATTGGTAAAGATATTCTGGCCAATACAAAATATGATTATGATTTATCAAGTAAGTTAACTACTGTTGCAGAAGCTAGAAAAAAGATAGTAGAGGGCAGATACGAAATTGATGGTAAGATTCTAAAATTAACCGAAGAACAAGAAGAATCACTACTAAATCAAGTCGATGCTATGGATACTTTGTTGGAGAAAGAAAAAAAACGCAAAGGAGTTACAGACCAAATAAAAGATTCTGGAAAATCTATTGCCCAAGATATGGCTGGTTTACTAGGAATCTCTCAAGAATTATCAAGTGCTTTATTGAAAGGTTCTGTGGCAATAATCGCAATGGTTGCAATTAAAGAAGTTGCAGAAGTATTTGCTGATATGGCCAAGAATGCAAAAGAAACATCATTATCTATGGGTGTTACAGGTAAATCAGCATTACTGTTACAAAGTCAGGTAAAAGGTGCACAATTATCATTTGAAGGAATGTTATTGGGTTCTGATAAACTTAATACCGCTATGACTAATATTGTAGAAGCCACAGGTAATGTGAGAATTCCAGATGGAATGATTACAGATGTTGCTGCATTATCTCAGTATTTAGACCCAAAAAACGCAATTAGTTTAGCTCGTACCTTAAAAAACGCAGGACAAAATACAGAAGAATTAAGAGGATTTGCTGAGAAATATGCAGAATCAGTTGGTGGTAGAGGTGCAGATGGTTTAGCGTATTTAGCATCAAACCAATTAGCATTAGTAGGATTATCTGAGGACCAACTTAAAGTAAAAATCCAAGAAGGTATTCAACTTAAACAAATGGGTGCTGATATGGACCACCTTAATCAAAAAGCTGGTGAGGCCTTAGATATTGAATCTTCATTACGAAACGAAATGAAGTTAAGAGCAATCACTGGTAAAGAAATTAGTATGAATGCTCTTAGAGCAGCTCAAGTATCTGGTGATACTAAAAAAATAGCTAGAGAAGAAGCAAAACTTATTGCACAATTAGGACCTCAATTAAAAGGTAACTTACAACTTCAAAGAATGATTGGAGATGCCACAGGTCTTAGTAAAGAACAGATGTTAAATTATCAGAACGCAACTGAAGAAGCTGGTGATAGACTAAAAGATAATACAAAAGAAGCTGGAATGTTAAACGGAATGTTTGATGGNATGGGTGGTTTAGTTGGTGGAGTATTAATGGCCATCGCTGGATTAGGAGTAGCAATGTTAGCATTATGGGGAGTATCAAAATTATTTTCTTTCTTTAAATTAGGTAATCCTGTTACAGATTTTATTGGAGATTTCGGAAGTAAAGATGTACTTATGGGTGCTGCAGCTATGGTATTAGTAGCTGGTTCGATGTTAATATTCGCAATGGCGATGGGTAAATTTGGTGAAGTTATGAGTGTCGAATCTGTAATGGCAACTGTTGTAGGTATGGCATTACTCGGTGGAGCGATGTTAGTATTAGCGTTAGCAGTTGGAAATCCAGCAACTGCTGGTATGTTATTGATGGCCAGTGGAGCGATGTTAGTACTTGCCGCTGCATTCTTAGTATTTGGATACGCAATTCAAGCAATAGCTAAAGGTTTCGGAATGTTAGCAGAGTTAGGTACACAGATTTTTGAATTAGCTATGATAACACCACTATTCCCAATAATCGGAATGGGATTGATGTTGTTGGCAGGATTTTTAGCTCTGGCGGGTATTGGTTTATTATTTGCAGCTCCTGGATTCTTATACTTTGGAATCGCAATGATTCCATTCGCAGCTGGAATGGCACTATTAGGTGTTGCTTTACCTTTAGTAGCAGAAGGTATGAAAAGTTTCTCTGATATTGTTGGTGACCTTCCAGGTATCGCAGCTGGTTTATTATTATTTGGATTATCACTTATTCCATTATCATTATCTATAATTCCGTTAGGATTTGGTATGATGATTGCAACTCCTGGTATATTAGGATTTGCAGTTGCAATAACAATATTAGGTGCCGCATTAAAATCTATATCAGGTGGATTAGATTCACTACAAACATTCGTAAATATAGTTCCATCACTAACTCAATTAGTTGGTTTAATACCAGGATTAATCGCATTATCAGGAGCATTCTATCTTCTAAGTGGTTCATTGATGACTATGAGTTTAGGATTAGCCGCGATTTCATTCTTAATACCAACATTAGCAGCATTAGGAGTTTTACTACCAACAGTATCTGCGGCAATAAATGGAGAATCTACATCGACAGATACTGAATCAACACCAGATGATGGTGCATCATCAATGGCTGAAGTAGTAGAAGAAATTAAAGGATTAAGACAAGATATAGCAAATCAACCAATTTTAATTAATGTTGATGGTAAAGTAGTAAGTGAAATAACAAAAGTTCAAGCTAGGAAATTAAGTACTAGAGGTTCAGTATATGGTGGGGGAAATAAATAATGGCATTAAAAGACATGAAATCGGATTTATCTAAATTTAGAATGCCAAAGAAAGAACCTTTGCAAACTAAAGAAAGAGTAAGTGTTAATAAGAACTTAAATAAAACACCGTTGAGTTCAATGGCTGAATCTGCTCCTAAGATTCCACGTTCTACTACTACAGTTAGTAAAGAAGGTGTAAATCCTCAAAAAATAAACCAATCAGAAAAGTTTAAAGGTGAAACTTCACCTCAACCTATGGATAACTCAGAAAAGTTCAAAGGTGAAACAACTCCTAAACCAATGAGTTTAGAAGAAAGATATTTAGGTCAAACAGAACCAAAATTGGTAAATCAATCAGAAAAGTTCTTAGGAGAAACAACTCCATCTGAAATGAATAACCAATCTCAATTCTTAGGTGAAACCTCACCAAAAGAAGCAAATAACTCAGAACAATTTTTAGGAGAAACTACTCCTAAAGAGGCAAACAACAAATCTCAATTCTTAGGAGAAACTACTCCTAAAGAGGCAAACAACAAATCTCAATTCTTAGGAGAAACTACTCCAAACGAATCTGATAGAAGTTCTAAGTTCTTAGGTGAAACAACTCCTAATGAATCTGATAGAAGTTCTAAGTTTTTAGGAGAAACTACTCCAAATGAGATGAATAATAGTGAAAACTTCTTAGGAGAAACTACTCCAAACGAATCTGATAGAAGTTCTAAGTTCTTAGGTGAAACTACTCCAAATGAGATGAATAACCAATCTCAGTTCTTAGGAGAGACTACTCCACTATCATCAGATAGAAGTTCTAAGTTCTTAGGTGAAACAACTCCTAATGAATCTGATAGAAGTTCTAAGTTCTTAGGTGAAACAACACCATCTAATTTTACATTTAATGGTAAGTTAGAAAATGAAGGTAAAGAATTTAGAGAAGTTAATAATATTACAGATATTCACGCAAAAGGATTTAATTCTAGATTTGGTATTGGGGAACATACTAAGTTTGTTGGTGTAAATAAAAATAATACATTATTTGAAGGAGCATCATCACTTTTTGGTAATGCAAAAACTATAAGATTTGAAGGTGAAGATACTAAGTTTGATAGAAGTACTTCTTTATATGGTAATTTTGATAATTCAGTTATTGGATTATCATTTACACCAGGATATGGTTCATTTAAAAGAAAAACAGAAACAGGCTCTAAACAAAGATACACTCCTGATACTGTATATAAAGTATCTAATGAATTAACAAACAAAAGTATTTCACAACTACAAGAAATGAGAAGCTCACCATCATTTTTAGATGAAATGTATAGTAAATATAATCTTAAAGATGATGCGTTTAATAGAGGATTGGGTTTATTCAGACAACCATTTATATTGAGAGGTATTCAAAGAAGAAAAGTTTCTAAAGGTGAACCACAGAAGTGGGGAATTGGTGGATTTACTTATGATGAGGGTGCTATCAGAGGTGGTATTGTTACATCAACAGTAAGAGCATTAGTAGATGTTGCTAGAATCGGTAGTTGGTTCGCATCTGTTCCTGGTATATTATGGGGAGCAAAACAATTCGGAATGCAACGTCAACAACAGTTTGGAAAAGTATGGACACCTATTAATATGTTGGCTGCAATTGGTGGACAACATATTGGTTTAAAACCTATGAGAGCTGGTCTAATACCATTAGATGACCCAACTACAAAATACGGAACTATTCTAAAAGGATATGAAGTTGCAGAAAATGCTGGTTTTCTTGCAAAAAAGGCAGCTTCCATATTAGCTCAGTATGATACGTTAGATATAGTATATGGAAAAACTGTAGAAGGTTTTAATTTTAAAAACGGTGTTGGTGATACTTGGAAATCTGATAAAATAGGTGGATTTAATTCACTATATGGTATAAACATATCAGGCCCAAGTGAACATAGAAGATATGTAAATACATTTAAAAATCCATCAAAAGATAAGGGGGATGAAAAGGCTAAATATAAACAAAAGTTTAATCCTTTAACAGCCACTATGAAAACAGGTGATGTATCATTAAAAGAAACATATGTTCAAAAAGGTAGTACGTTTGAACCAAATGAAACAGACTTAGGAAAAAAGGCAATTGGAAGTGGAACGGTAGATAATGCTACTGGATATGGTGATATTCTAAAAGATAATCCAAATAAGACAGATGGTGAAAATCATCCAATAGAAAAACTCGTAACATCTGATACTGTAAAACATTATGAAACTATCGCATATGGTAATATACCAGAAAGAGCTGCAGTAGATAAACAATATCAAGATTTTAGAAGTAAACTAACAGGTGTAGAAAAAGAAATATCAGAAAAAGAAAATTACGAACAAAATAATATTGCAAAAAAATATTTTGGTGGACAAGACCCATCATCTGGTACTCTTAAAGATAGAAAAGATTGGACAGGTACATCAACATCAGATAATAAAAGATGGGATGTAATAAACGCATTAGCACCACAAACATCAGCTGAAGGTTTAAAAGATGATTTAGTTCCATTTTACATACAACCATTAGGAAGTACAGATGGTAAGTTTTATCAATTTAGAGGAACTATTAGTGGATTAACAGAAACATTCTCACCATCTTGGGATTCTATAAAATTTAGTGGTAGAGCAGACCAGGGATACAAATACGGAACATTTGAAAGAAGTGTATCTTTTAATTTTCAAGTATATGCAACATCTCGTATCGATATGAAACCAATGTATGAAAAATTACAAGCGTTATCAACGTTTACAATGCCAGAATACAAAGGTACTAAAGGGTATCAAGGAATTTTAGTGAAAATGACATTAGGTGATTTATATAAAAATAAATTATCATTTATAGATTCATTAACATATACTATTTCTGATGATGTTGCTTGGGATACAAACTCAGATAAATCTGATTTAGGTGTGATGCCTATGGGAATTGATGTTGCGATAGGATTTAAAATATTAGATGATAAAAGACCTCAATATTTACAAAAAGTTTATGATTTAAAATGGGAACAGTAGATGAGTGATAATAGATACGAAAACATAGATATATTAAAAACTGAGTTAGGTAAACGTTATAAAAAAACTATAGTGTATCCTAAAATGTCTAAAACCGTAGATGATATATACATAATATCAATACAAGGTGATAGATTAGATAATTTATCTTACAAATACTATGGTGATTCAAGATACTGGTGGATTTTAGCAAGAGCAAACCACTTAGGTAAGGGAGATTTATCTATACCAATTGGTAAACAATTAAGAATACCTGCAGACTTTCAATCAATTGTAGATGAGTATAATGAACTAAATAAATAAACGTTATGAATTTAAATCCACCATTTCCATCAGGAGTTAAAAAAACTCTTAAAAATAGAGGAAAAAAATTAAAATCTAGAGAAAAAGATTTTAACTATCGTAGATATGCATATATATATTTAACTTCATTAGCACATGGTAAATTGAATCCAGAAACAGAGGATGATAATACATCATTATTTGAATTATATGAAAAAGATGAATTTATTATTGGTGAAGTTCCTAAAGGTGGACATATGGATTTATATGATACATCTTCAGGAATAAGAAGATTAAAACCACAAATAACATCAGTTAGTATTAATCAAGATGGTGGTGGTGATATTTACAACTCATATATAAGAGAAGTTGAAATTCAGTTTAAAGTATATTCACTAAATCAATTAGAAAATGTAGAAAATTCATTTTTTAGATTAGGTTCAGAAATTGAACTAAACTATGGTTGGTTAAATTCTCAAGAAAAAGGAGAAAGAGCTGAATTAAAAATGACTGTTTATAATTTTGGATTTTCAATGGCATCAGATGGTTCATATGATTGTAATCTAAAAGGATTGGCTGGAGATGTATTTCCAGGTGCTCAAACATTGGGTGGTACATTAGTACTAAATGATACAGAAGAAATGGCATTAGGAGATGGAAAATCCAATCCTGTAGATATATCAGCGGCTCTTATGGCAAAATGGAAAACGGCATTTGGATTAGACTCAGATGAAGAAGCATCTGATGAGGGTATTGATGATGGAGAAATTGTTATGAAAACTGCAGATGGGTATGAAGAACATCCAAAAATTGATTTTTATATGGCAGGTATAGCTAATACAGGTGATTCAGATGGGTTTTTGGGAATGGGTGCAGATGACCCAGTAAGAACACCATTTATCAAACTAAAAGATTTTATAGCTTTAGCAAATGTATTATCAGGTGGTTCATCAAATGAAACATTTAAAATAGGCAAATCAGGTCAAGAATATCAAAAGATATATCCGGCCGATAAAACGTATGGTTCTGCAGACCCACGTAAATATATATTTCCTGGCCAAATGAGTGATTATGGAGAAGAAAATGAATACAAAAAACTACTTGGTAATGAAGCAACAAACATTGAAAACATTTTAATTTCTTTAAATGAAATAACTCAAATTGTTAAAAACAAAGGTAAAACAGTTAATGATATATTCCAACCACCGGCAGTTCAAGATGTAATTTTTGACTTATCACAAAGAATCGCAAATGTATCTGGTGGTTTAGTTAATTTAATCGTAGTTCCTGAGGGAAATGTAGCGACTGATAAATCTAATAAGTATCTTATTCAAAATAAAACAGAAATGACTAAAGAACCAATTCCTGAACCATTTNNATTTGTTACTTTAGGTGCNGATTCTATGGTAAGGGATATAAGTATAGATACAGAATTTGATACAGATATAATGTTAATGATGACTGTTGGTAATGTTAAAAATGGTACTATAAACTTAGAACCATTACAATCAGTATATCCGATTCCCAATATAAAAAAATCTGAGCCTACGGAGAAATCTAAAAAAGTTTTAGAAAATGAAAAAGCAATTCCTTCTAAGGATGCTGTAGGGAAAGATGGTATTAACGATGAACGTGCAAACTCAATAGCACAAACTATGAGACAGAATCTTATTAGTGAACCAACTAAAGAAAAAAATACTCAACCTATGTTACCATTTCAATTAAAATTAGGAGTAACTTTAGATGGTATAGATTTTGGTAATTCTGGTTATTTAGCCCCAATAACAGCAGATAGATTACCAAAAAGATTTAAAAGTGCAAATGTTAGATTCTTAATAACAGGAGTAGAACATTCATTTGATGGACAAGGTGGTTGGACTACAAGTTTAAAAACCGCAATGACAATGGGAGGCTAAGATGTCTGAATTTAAAAGAAAAAGAATATATTATACAAAAGCTCAAATAACCACAGGTTTAGTTACCGAAGGTAAAGAGTGGATGTTTAATGATAATACAGAGTATATAGGCCAATATCATATATACACTACAGATGAAGTATTTTCAGAAGCTAACTTTATAAAAGATAAATCACGTCAATTAATTCCATATATAGATGTTAATGATTTTTTAGAACCATCATTGGGAGTAGATTTTGATAAAACAAAAAACTTTCTATATGATTCTATTAAAACAATAGATGTAATAAAATCTAAAACTCCATCACCTGCTATTATTAGTCCTGTTGAAAAAGATTTTAAAAGAGGTTATATGGAACGTTACTTTGCGAGTAAAATAAATGATGAAAATATATTGGAGTTAAATAAAGAACAATATAGTAAAGTTGGACAAGAAGATGGTTTAGATGGTGTTCTTTGGAAAAAGTTTAAATTAAGATGGAAGGTATCGGGCCCATTATATGATGTTATAGATAATAATACAAAAATAAGAAAAGAATCGGGTATAATTGATACTAATCTAAGAACAATTGCTTTAAAAGCTGAAGAATATCCTGATTTAGTGGATATTTTAGTAGATTTAAAAGAATTCTCTGAATAAAACTTTAACAAAAATTTAACAATTTCTTAACATTAGAATTTGGTAAATCCAAATAAAAGTCGTATATTAGTAGTGTAATAAGGGTTGAGAGTTTAACCCCACTAATAATTAAAAAATGACAAAAATAGAAAAGTTCCAAAAATCAATTGAGGGTGTTAAGTTCACTCCAGCTCAAAAAAAGATTGTTGATTTAATCCTTAAAGGATATGAAATCAAAGTTGTTAACAAACACCGAATGAATGGTGGTGAAATGATGTGGAAATCTCCATATTCAGATTATTTAGAACACGCTGGTAAAGTTTACAAAGCGTTCTTCAACGTTTTCTATCAGATAAAGAAACAAAAGGGAATAGAAGTTCCTACTAACCTATTTTGTAGTTAAGATATGAGTATGATGAAACACCATTTAGCTAGGTTAGAAATGATGATGATGGAAGAAAGAGGTATCATTATATCATATGAAGAAGCATTAGAACTAACAAATAACGAAAAAACTAAAAAATAAGATATGAGTTACGATAAATATCAATCATGGGAGTGGGTTAATATTCAAAAAGAAATGGAAGAGGATGAAAATTCACCTTCTATAATGGATGATTTTAAAAAATAAGATATGAGTAGTTTAGATAATATGTTTGGGGGAAACCCAATAGAAGAAATAAACACAATTTTAGATGAAATGCTAATATTCGCTAAAACCGCAGGTAAGGTTACTGATTGTGGGGTTTGTAAAAACACAAAAGTACATTTAGGAAAAGAATGTACGGTTTGTTTGGATAACTCAAAATAAATTCGTATATTTACATATGGTTAAATTTCTAAGTAGTGGTAACATCACAATGGATAAGGTATATATTCACCCTATATGGGAGAGTATATCTGTGCACCCACATAATGATGGGTTATCTATGTTGTATATATACGATATAACCAACGATAGAGAGGTTCTAATCAACTTAAAAAATATTGATAACCATTCAACTACATTAGATAAGTTTACGTTTAATTTCAAAGAATCATATATATACGACAACAAATCGTTCTTAAACATTCTACAGATACCAAACTCCTATGATGCGAGTTTAGTAAAATATTTACAATCGAATTCCCCACTACAATCTAATCTAACACCAACACATCTTTTTTATCATCGTAGATTCAATACTCTCAAAGGTGTTAACAATCTTATTCCTATATCAAAACACATAGAATCAATAAGAGATGTGAAGGATGAATTCCTACAGTATTACGATTTGGGTGGGGAATATTTCGATTGTGTGAAGAAATTTGAAAATTTCTATATAAAGCCATTACACTTAGTAGAACGAAATGGGATACATACTCCAAATGGGTTAGAGTGGACTCAATATCATCCGTTCACAACAACATCACGTCCTTCAAACAATTGGGGTGGTGTAAATTATGCAGCTCTTAATAAAGAAGATGGTAGTAGGGATAGATTTGTTAGTAGGTTCGAAGGGGGTAAGTTGGTACAATTCGATTATGATGCTTATCATCCTCGTATTATCGGTAAAATGGTAGGTGAACCAATACCAATGGATGTAAGTGGACACCAAACCTTAGCAGATATGTATGGAGTATCCTATGGTGATTCAAAAGCCATCACATTCCGACAATTGTATGGTGGAGTACAAACGGAATATCTACATATTCCTTTATTCTCAAAAGTTTCACACAAAATTGATAAAATGTGGATGGAATTTAATCGTAGGGGTTGGGTTGAAACTCCATTGGGTAGAAAACTATCAAAATCTAACCTTAGAGATATGAATGCTAACAAATTATTCAACTATATGTTACAGGCAACTGAAACAGAGTTAAATATGATGATTTTAAGTAAAGTAATGGAGTTTTTAGAAGATAAACACTCAAAAATGGTTTTATATACTTATGATTCATATTTATTAGATATGCATTCTGATGAATTTGATAGTTTACAGAATTTAAAGATACTTATAGAAGGGAATAGTTTTCCTACAAAAGTAGAAATCGGAGATAGTTATTCAGAGATGAAACCTATCGATATAGAAATAAACGGAACAATATGAAAGAATTTCTTAACGAACTAGCTAGGTTATGGTGGATAGAAGTTGGAACAAACCTCACAAATCCATTATCAGAACAATCCATAGATGGTTTACGAAAAATATTAAAAGAAGAATACGATTTCGATTCAGAAGTAATCGAATACATCGTAGAATCAGCAGTTAAAACTCCTACTAATTTTCATTTAGGTGGAAATAGAGAATCAGGTATGCAAGTGGGACAAAACGATACTGCAGTATCTGCTCATTTACATAGTGATGAAGATGATGATAAAGATGGTGCGATAGAATACGATGAACCAATAGAAGAAGAAGAAAAAGATGAAGAAAAAGATTCAACAGATAAAGAAAGACCTGATACTGGGGATGGTAAAGAAAAAGTTATCAAAAATCTCAAAAAAGGTGCTCTCACTGCTCTCGAAAAAGACAAATTAAAAAAAGAAGATGTTTACGTTAAGAATAAGAAATCAGGTTCGGTTTACACAGTAAAGAAAGCAAATCCTGAAACTCACATTGCACCATCTAAAGGTGAAATTGAAAAATCTAAGAAAGAAAAATCTACAGATAAATCATCGGATGACGGTAAGAAGAACACAACAAATTCTCCAAAAGAAGTTGAAAAGATTTTTAATGGTTCTCAATCATCAGTTAGAGATGGGTTACTGTATATGAGTGATGATGATAAAAAATTATTTGATAATTTTAAAGATGATTTTACAAAATTAAGTTCTAGTCCATCTAAAGAAATAGCTCAACAGATGGTAGATAAATATGGATTAACTATTAGTTCAAATGGTAAGAAAGTTTATATGAGAAATATTAACTTTGAAGCTAGAAAAATATTAGGAGCAAACAAAGCAACTCAATTTATAAAAGATACAGTTGAAAACTCATTAGGTGAACCACTTAAAGGTGCTGCAAAGGGTGTAGATGTAAAACAGGCCGTTACTACTACATCTAAACCAGATTTAGAAACTAAACGTACAGCAACTGAAGATAAAAATGTAAAAGAATTATTTAGTAAATCACCATATGATAGATTGAATCCAAACTTTCATCAAGTATTTGGACCAACTGATGAAAGTGGTAATTTAATTTACCCAAGTGGTGGTAAAAACTCAAAAGCATTCTTGCAACAATCATTGGATGAAAATAACTCTATTAGAAAAACAATAAGTAAGTTAGAAGAGTTAGAAAAAACAGAAAATGTTAATCCAAAGGTACGTCAATCACTTGAACAACATCAAAAAAATATGGAAAATATCATTAAAACAATGAAAATTCCATCTAAACAAGCGGCACAAGCAATTGGAGATTCATATGCTGTTATGGCAGAATCAATAAACACCGAAAGTCCTACATTAGCTGGTGCTATGATGAAAAATCTCGCTGAGTTTGCATTATATGATACTGAAGTTGCGAATGGTGAAGAAGTTTACCTACCATCGGATGGTTCATTCCCAAGTGGTGATAAGTTAAAAGTGACTCGTGATGGTGGTAAAGTAGAAAGAGTTGCATCCGTAAGTGTGAAGTATGGTAGAAGTGGTAAGTATGGTTCATTTGGTTTTCCAGGTGAAACAGGACAATATCAAAAATATCATCCAGACACAGAGTACAGAGATAGATTACATAGTAGACCTGGTGATGATGGATATGATATCGGTGTAAAGAATGAAATAATCCGAGATGATGAAAAGATGAATAAAATTGTAGATGAAAGTGGATTAGGTGATACAATAAAAGACCGTGATAAACTATTCTCTGTAATTAGAGAAAATTTGGATGAAATTGAAAAATTAAAAAAAGAAATTGATTATGAACAAAAACCAAAGAGAAGTTCAGGTAAACCACCAGCATGGAAACAATTAAATGTTAAAAAGAAAGAAATTTTAGCATTAGAAGAAAATTTAGCTAAAAAAATGGAAGAACACATTGATAGTGATAAATTAGAATCTATAGTAGGTAATGATAACGCAAAAATAATGATGAAAAACCCTGCATCTATGGTCAGTGCACTAACATTTGTATCAACATTAAAAACCAGTAATGGTTTAGATGTTATTGAACATAATCATCAAGAGATTAAAGATGGTAAATATGAATCTCATACCGATACTGCTGAAGATGGTACAGATAATCCAAAGAATTGGAAATTCACATGGAGAGCATACGATAGTAGAGCGGGTGGGTTAATCGCTAGTTTTAATAGTGATAGAAAAGATATGTAAATACGGAGAGAATGAGTGAGAACGCAACTATTATGTACTTTTACAACAGAATCTTCGTTTGAGGGTTTATTAACTAAGATATTCGATGGATATGAACTATTCAGTAGAAAAATATTCATACTGAAATTAGAACCATCTAAAGAATTAGTTATTAGTTATAATATAGTACCAAACAATGAAAATAAATTCTTACCAAATACCATTATGGTACATCGTAAGAAAGATTATAACGCTATGTACACAATCAACGCATTAAACCGATTGATTAAAGAACTTAATGGTGGGGTAGAAGATAAAAAATACCAAATAAATTGGAATGATTATAAAAATTCAATGATTCTAACTGATGGTGAAGGTTATAAGATAATGACAACAAAATTATTCAGAATAGTTGATGTTAACTAAAAAATTTTAATATTTATATACAAAGAGAATTATATGGAAAATTGTAACTGCACAGAATGTATTTGTGAATCAAAAGTAGAGTGTAACTCATCTTGTGGTTCTAACAATCAATGTGATTGTTGTAAATAAATTTGGTGGTCTAAAATATTTTTCGTATATTGTAACCATATCAACACATGGGATTAAATAGTGGTGTTGAAAAGAAAAGTGAAATATTACTTGGAAGTTTGAAAAAACTTTCGTATATTTGATAAATAATAATTAATTAATAACTAAAAAAAGGTAAATTATGGCAATTGACTTAAATGCAATCCGAAACCGTTTGGACAGTCTACAAACGAAAACAACAAAGACTGACAACCTATGGAAACCAAAACCTGGTAAACAACAAGTAAGAATAGTACCTTACGTTCACAATCCATCAAATCCATTCATTGAATTATTTTTCCACTACAACTTTGGTGGTAAGAATATTTTATCACCTCAAACACATGGTGAAGCAGACCCATTAGTGGAGTTCGCTGACCAATTGAAATCGACTGGTGATAGAAACGATTGGAATCTTTCAAAACAACTTACTCCGAAAATGAGAACTTATGTTCCTGTTATCGTTAGAGGTGAGGAATCTGAAGGAATCAAATTTTGGGGATTTGGTAAAACTGTTTATCAAGAACTATTGGCTTTCTTCGCAGACCCAGATTATGGTGATTTAACAGACCCAACAAGTGGTAGAGATATTACTGTTGAGTTTAAAACTGCTAAAGAGTTAGGAAAAAACTATCCTGAAACTTATATCAGAGTTAAACCAAATCAAACTCCAATTACAGAAGATAAAAACGTTTTAGAATCTGTAAAAGACCAAATTGAATTACCAGGTATGTTTAAGAAATATACTTATGATGATATGAAAGGTTTATTGGAAACTTGGATGGAAACTGGTTCAGTTGGTGAAGATAATAAGGAAGAGGAAACTCAACCAACTCAAACATCAACTGCAGAACCTGTATCTGCAACTAATTCCAAAACTTCAGATGTAAAAGATGCATTTGATGATTTATTCAATAATTAAAATAAGTTATAAATGGCTAAAACAAATCGAGATGAATTATCATCGATTTTAGCTGATAACCTAAACAAAAAGTTCAAAGGACAAGCGAAAGTTGCTTATTTCTTAGATGGCTCCGAACAGACACCCACCGATTTAACAGAGTGGGTGTCAACTGGAGATGATATGTTAGATTTAGCAATATC